CTTGACTTCGGCGGCAACGTGCTGCGGCACGGGCCGGTTGATCAGATCCGCGTGCGCGACCGCCCGACCGGCAGCGGCGAAGCGCCCGCCAAGGAGTGCCCGGACTGTCATGCGCTGATCGCTACCGGCTATGCGACGTGCCCCGAGTGCGGCCACCAGTTCCCGCCGCGGCAACCCCAGGCCCACCACGCGACGGCAACGAGTGACGACATCCTCTCCGGGCAGACATCGCGGTGGGAGGAGGAGGTCAGCGAGGTCTCCTACCACGTCCACTGGAAGCGGGACGACCCGACCGGCAAGGCCCCGCCGACGATGCGGGTCGACTACCAGTGCGGCCTGAACTCCTGGTACCGGGAGTGGCTGTGCTTCGAGCACCGGGGGTACGCCCGGGCGAAGGCCGAGCACTGGTGGCGGCAGCGTTCGAACGAGCCCGTCCCGGCCACGGTCGAGGAAGCGGTCGACCTGGCGGGCGCCGGCGCGCTCGCGCCCACGCTCACCATCACCATCGAGAAGAAGTCCGGCGAGAAGTACCCGCGGATGGTCGGGTACGAACTCGGCGACATCCCGCCGCGGCTGGAGGACCCGGACAACCTGCCCGAGCCGGTCGCAGCGCCGTACGGCCTGTCGGATGAGGAGATTCCGTTCTGATGGGTGCGGACGCAGCGCCAATCGACAACGAGTCGCTGGCCCGAGCCAAGGCCTATCTCGCCGCCAGGCTGTGCGTCCTGCCGGCACTCCGCCGCGGCGATGAGAAGCGCGTCGCCTTACGAACGTGGAAGCCATACCAAGGCCGCCTGCCCACGCCCGAGGAGATCGAAAAGTGGTTCGCGACCGACGGCAGCGCGATGTGCATCGTCTGCGGCGCCGTCTCCGGCCACCTCGAGATGATCGACTTCGACCTCGGCGGCGAGGCGTTCGAGGCGTGGCGCGACGCCGTCGGGACCGCTGCTCCCGGCCTGGCTGACCGGCTCGTCTTCGAGTCCACGCCCTCCGGCGGCCGGCACGCCATCTACCGTTGCGAGCAGAAGGTGTCAGGCAACACCGCGCTCGCCCGACGCCGCATCGAGACCAACGCACCCGAGCCGATCAAGGTCAACGGCAAGACGTACAAGCCCCGGTCCGACGCCGACGGCCAGGGGCATGTCGACGTGACCCTCATCGAGACCCGCGGCGAAGGCGGCGTGTTCCTGTGCGCGCCCTCGGACGGCTACGAACTCCTCCAGGGCGACCTCCGCGCGCCGCCCGTGCTGACCACCGACGAACGCGACATCCTACTGGGCTGCGCCTGGGCCCTCGACGAGGTGCCGCGGCCGGTCATTGACGGCCCCCAACACACCACCCCGGGCGCACCCCCCTCCGCCCTGCGCCCCGGCGACGACTTCAACGACCGCGGCGACCCCCGCCGCATACTCGAGCGCCACGGCTGGACGCTCGCCAGGGCGGGCGAGAACGAGTACTGGCGCCGGCCCGGCAAGGCCGCGGGCACGAGCGCGACGCTCAGGGCCGGCGTGTTCTACGTCTTTTCCAGTAACGCCCCGCCCTTCGAGCCTCGCCACGGCTACTCACCCTTCGCTGTCCTCGCGCTGCTGGAGCACAACGGCGACTTCAACGCCGCGGCCGCGGCCCTGGCCGCCCAGGGCTACGGCGAAGCGCCGGGCCAGACGCACGGCGTCGACCTGTCTGCCTTCATCACCGGCCCGCCGCCGGCGCCCGACAGCCCGCTCTCGCCAGCGCCGCTCACCGTCAAGGAACTCGTCGAGGCCTACCCGCGACTGCGGCCGGCGGTGGTCCGCGGCCTGCTGCGCGAGGGCGAGACGATGAATGTCATCGCTCCTCCAAAGACGGGAAAGAGCTGGCTCACCCTCGACCTGGCGATGGCGGTCGCCACCGGTCGCCCCTGGCTGGACCGCTACGCGACCGAGGCCGGCGATGTGCTCATCATCGATAACGAGCTGCACCGCGAGACGAGCGCGCACCGCATCCCCATCGTCGCCGACGCCCGCGGCGTCAACAGACACGAGATCAACGACCGCATCTTGGTCGACAACCTGCGCGGCCGCCTGCGCGACATCTTCTCGCTTGGCCCCTACTTCGAGGGCGTCGAGCCCGGGCGCTTCAAGCTCATCGTGCTCGACGCCTTCTACCGCTTCATGCCCGTCGGCGGTGACGAGAACGACAACGGCACCATGGCCAACATCTACAACCGGATCGACGCCTTCGCCGATCGCCTCGGCTGCTGCTTCGTGCTGATCCACCACGCGACCAAGGGCAGCCAGTCGGCCAAGGCCATTACCGACGTCGGGGCCGGGGCTGGCGCCCAGAGCCGGGCCACGGATACGCACCTCATCCTGCGCCCGCACGAGGAGGCCGGTGTGGTCGTGCTCGATGCGGCGGTGCGCTCCTGGCCGCCCATCGAGCCGATCTGCCTGCGGTGGGCGTTCCCGGTGTGGAACGTGGATGAGAGCCTGGATGCGGCTCAGCTGCGGTCCGAGAGCGGTCGGAAGCATGGCGGCGAGAAGTCCGACTGGTCGCCCGAGTCGTTCGTCGCGGCCTTTGTGACCGACGAGCCGGCCACGCGGTCGGCCATCATCGGCCAGGCCGTGCGGGCCGGCCTCTCCAAGTGGGCGGCGGACAACCTGCTCCGCATGGCCGATGCGGACGGCCTGGTGAGCCGGCAGGGCGACGGCAAGCGGAACCACCCGTTCACCTATCAGCTGCCCCGGGCCGGCGCCCAAGCCGACGAGGAGCAGCCATGAGGTTTCGTTTTGTGAATCGTTTGGACACCACAAAACGAATTGCCTGCGGTTTCGTTTTGTGCGTGTTTGGTGGCGCACAAAACGAATCCGGCGTTTCGTTTTGTGACTCGCTTGGCGGCCACAAAACGAGTCCGGCACGCAGGGTTTCGTTTCGTTTTGTGCGCCCCTTAAAGGGGGGCGCACAAAACGAAACGGGACAAACCCAGCGTGCGTGCTCGCGCGAGGACGAAATGCCAGGGCGCGCGACGATGCTGCGTGTCACGGCGCGCGTGCGCGCGCTTGAAGTTCGCGCGCGTTCGCGATGGGTCCTCCCTCGCCAGAATGACAGTCGAGGCCGGCGGGAACACCCACGCGTAGGGACAGAGTTTGTTTCAGTTGTCCGACTTTGCGCCGACGGCCGCCACGCGGCCCCTGCGCAGGCAGGCCGCCAGGAGTGGCCAGACACGGCTGCGGGCGAGGAATGGACACACGGGCCGTATGCGGCCGCTACGGTTCGCCCCGCCTGCCGGCCCAGCCGGCCACCGGCCCACGACGGGGTGCTCGCCGGTCGCGCCCCTCGCGACCTTGGCCACTGGGCCGCGACGTTGGCCCGTGTTGGGCCCGGCCGCCCGCCCTGGCCCTGCCTACCACCCCAATCCCGCCGCCCCACGGGCCAACGTCGCCCAACGTGGGCGAACTGTGGCCACGGAGGCCTACGGGGTCGCTAGAAATCCCTACCGAGGAGCCGAATATGCGTCCGACTGAGCACGAGATGGCGGCCGCGGGCCGCTTGGCCGATGCCCTGGTCCGCTTCCTTCACGCGATCGAGGACGGCGCAGCCCGACGGCGTGCCGGGCGGCCCGGGGAGCACGCGACCGTTCGGCGGGAGCAGCCGCCCCCGCCGACGCCGGCGCCACCGGGCCTCCCTGACCGCTTGCTCGTCACACCCGGGGAGGCGGCCGAGCTGCTGTCCGTCTCGGGCCGGACGCTGTGGGCGCTTACGGCACCGCGCCGGCCCATCCCGGCGGTCCGGCTCGGACGCCTGGTGCGCTACCCGGTTGACGGGCTGTCCCAGGCCATCTCACGGATGAAATCGCGGCGCTGAGACACGCGCCGGGCAAGGAGGCCACCACATGAAGACCGAGAGTCGCCCAATCTCTGACATCGCGCCCTACGAGAAGAACCCCCGGCTCAACGACGCGGCCGTCGAGGCCGTGGCCAACTCGATCCGGGAGTTCGGCTTCCGCCAGCCGATCGTCGTGGACGCCGACGGTGTGATCATCTGCGGCCACACCCGCTACAAGGCCGCCCAGAGGCTGGGCCTGCTGAAGGTACCGGTCCACGTCGCCCGGGACCTGTTGCCGGCCCAGATCAAGGCCTACCGCATCGCCGACAACAAGAGCGCAGAGCTGGCCGAGTGGGACCCCGAGCTGCTGCCGCTCGAGCTCGGCGAGCTGCAATCGATGGATTATGACCTGGGCCTGCTCGGCTTCGACGAGGCCGAGCTCAGCACGTTGCTGGCGCCGGCGGGCACGCCCGGCCACACCGATCCTGACGACGTGCCCGAGCCGCCGGACGAGCCTGTCACCGAGCCGGGCGATCTGTGGCTGCTGGGCAACCACCGCCTGCTCTGCGGCGATGCTGGCAATGCCGCCGACGTCGATCGGCTCCTCGAGGGCGCCGCAGTCCACTTGGTCAACACCGACCCGCCCTACAACGTGCGGGTCGAGCCGCGGAGCAACAACGCCATCGCGGCGGGGCTGTCGTCCTTCGGCGAGCCCGGTCTAAAGCACCACCAGGGCTTCGACCTGGCCCGCCGGCCGGAGGTCGCCAAGCCGACTGGCCGGAAGATGCGGGCCAAGGATCGGCCGCTGGTCAACGACTTCGTCTCGGACGACGAGTTCATGCGCCTGCTGCACGCGTGGTTCGGAAACATCGCCCGCGTGCTCGCGCCCGGCCGGGCCTTCTACATCTGGGGCGGCTACGCCAACGTGGGCAACTACCCGCCTGTGCTCAAGGCCTGCGGTCTGTACTTCAGCCAAGCGATCATCTGGCACAAGCAGCATCCGGTCCTCACGCGCAAGGACTTCATGGGCGACCACGAGTGGTGCTTCTACGGCTGGCGGGAGGGCGCCGCGCACCAATTTTTCGGGCCAAACAACGTGCCGGACCTCTGGCCGGTCAAGAAGGTCAACCCCAACGCAATGGTGCATCTCACGGAGAAGCCCGTCGAACTGGCGGCCCGGGCACTGCAGTACTCGTCACAGCCGGGCGAGAACGTGCTCGACCTCTTTGGCGGCTCGGGTTCGACGCTGATCGCTGGCGAGCAGCACGGCCGGCGGGCGTTCCTCATGGAGCTCGACCCAGCGTATTGCGACGTGATCCGCGAGAGATGGGAGAAGTTCACCGGCCGCAGGGCGGAGCGAGTCGACACGGCAAGGGAGAAGGTCGGTGAATGATCCCTCAATCGGCGCCCGCTTCGCCAACGCCTGCAGGCGGGATCTCAACGAGACCGAGGAGCAGCCATTCCATCGCCGCCGCGTCATAGCTGTCCAGCGGCACGTCAATCGGTGTGCCTTCGGCGTGGCGCGCCACGTGCCTAGCGAAGCACTCCATAATCGCCGCGTTGCTCTCAACCACTTCTGCGGACCATCGCACGATCGCCAGGTAGGACAGCAGGTCACAGGCCCCGTCCGACATGGTCTCCGAAGTGCCGTCGATCAGCGTCGCGATACGCCGTCGTGTTCCGGACATCAGCCGTCGGAGCCAACGGTGCCCGAACACCCATCTCCACACGACTGCGTCATCGACGATCACAAAGAGGCGCGGATTCCAGAAGTGCAGGAACTTCGAGATGGCGACGACCGACGGGCCGTACGTGAGAGGTTTCAGACCGGTCATCGACTTCAGAATCCGCCAGCATCCAGGAACGTCGGCGTCAGTCATATCCCGAAGCGCCGAGCGCCGCCAACGCTGGCCGAGGCCGGCCAGGTGATCAAACGTCCTGCGCGCCGACCAGGGCGTAGAACGTGCGTTGCGAAACGCCTGCCACCGGCGCTTCAACTGGCCGTAAAGCCACTCGAAGTCTGGGAACGAATGGTCGTCGAACGCCGACTTGGCCCGCCCCCAGCACTCGAGGTGGTACGGGATGCGCCACAGTCTCTGCTCGTTGTAGACCGACGCGTGCATACGGAACGCATGCTCCACGAGCTGCTGCGAGAGCCTCATGAGCACGATTGTAATCGCTCCCGCTCAGAGCAGGTCGGTTCGCTCGGAGTCTATCGCCTGGTGGACGCGGTGGACGCACTCGCCGTAGTGCAGCCTGCAGGGTGGACCGGCAGACCGGAGAAAGACGCCCCCAACGGGGCGTCGTGTGTGCGTGGTTGGATTGGCTCAGCGGCTTCGGACGATCGTCACCTGGTATTCGCTGCCGTCGTCACACTCGATGACCAGCCCCTTGTCGGTGGTCAGGACGCCGGCGTCGTCAAAAGAGCAGATTTGCCGAATCTCGTCCGTGCGGTCGGCCAGGTCGGCGAGGGGGTCGTCGGCGTCATCGCGTGCGATGAGCAGTTCTTCCAGCAGGTCGCGCAGCAGGTCCTGGAGTTTACGGGCGTTCATGGCTCAGGCCTCCTCTTTGCCCATCTCGGCGAGCGCCCAATACTCGGTCATCGCGTCTTCGAAGAGGCAGCCGCCCGCCGCGAAGTTGCGGCGGTACCGCGTCACCACGCAGCCCCGCTCCTTCATGAATGCGAGCGCCACCGCGGCCTGCGTGCTCGGCGTGCCCGCCGCCTCGGCGAGTTCCTCGAGAGTGAAGCCGCGGTTGCCGCTCTCGGTGCTGAACAGCTCCGCGGCGTGGGCGATCGTCTCGTATGCCGCGCGGGGGCAGCGGTGCTCGTACGGGATGCCGCGGGCCGGGACCACCGAGCGGACGAGGTGGTCACCGGCGACGGCGAAGTGTTCGCTGCGGTCGGTCGCGCCGCTCATCGGTCACGCTCCCTTCTTCCGGGGGCGGAGCCGGAAGCAGCCGCGGTCGACCTTCTCGAAGCGGGCGTCCTTCCCCTTGCTGGCGATCTCACGGCTGATCGCGGCATAGAGGGTCGCCTGGGGCGTCTTGCCTCCAGGTTTCCAGTAGCCCTTGGCGATCGCCGTCTCGGCCATGTCCTTGCACCGCATCGGCGCGCCTTCCTCGGCGAGGACCTTGGCGGCCGCGTCGAGGCCGCTCATCTTGCCGCCGCCCTTCGGCTTGCGCGGCGCCTTGGCCTGCTTCTTGGCCGCCGGTGCCGCCTTGACCTTGGCCGCAGCCTGGGTGCGGGCGGCGCCGGCGCTGGTGCGCGGCTTCCGCGTCCGCTTCGACTTCGCCGTGGCCCTCTTCGTACGGGTCTTCTTCGTCTTGGTCTTCTTCTTGGCCATCTGAATGCTCCTTTCGGAACGGGGTTGGGGAATGCGGCCGAGCCCGCGCTCGGCTCGCGTGTTTGGGTCTGGGGTCAGCAGCCAGCGACGCGCTTCAGCTCGCGGAGCACGTCGTGGATCATGCTGTTGGTGGCGTTGGGCCGCCCGCGCCGGTCGGTGCCGCAGATCTTGGCTGCAGCGACAACCGCCGCGGCCCACCGGGTGTCGTCGTTATCCGTTGGGCGCAGCTCACAGATAACGCGACCGCCCACAGTGACGCGGGCGGCCTGCTCGACGTGGGTGATCTCGACGTCGCCGGCGACGCCCTCAACCACGACCTGCTTGATGAACATGCGTGTGCTCCTTTCTGCCCGCGGCCGCGGCCGGGGAGCACATGTGAGCCATGGGTTTTCGCAGACATCAAGGCGATTCCGCCGGGCTGCATGAAATTCTGGAGTTGCCCACAAGTGCCCTACCCCACATCGCCCAGGTCGCCCCAGGTCGACAGCCCTGCGGAGGGTGAAGCCCGCCTGCGCCCGGCCGCGCTCCCCCTGGCCGACGCCGCGCGCGTGCTGTCGCGGCTGAGTGGCACGGCCGTGACCGAGGCGATGCTCCGGGCCGACCTCGACGCCGGCGCTCCCACCAACGCCGATGGCACTCTCAACCTCGTGCACTACGCCGCGTGGCTGGTCAAGGAGATGGGCCATGGTGGCGGTTGACCCCCGCAAGCTGAAGCCAGCAGAACTGTGCCGGCTGCTCAACTCCACGCCGCTCGGCGAGGTGATTACCGAGCGGCAGCTGTACCGGCATCGGACGCGGGCTGGCTACCGAATCGGCGACGCCAAGACCGTCGATCTCTTCCGGTACGTCGCCTGGCTCGTGTCAATCCGCCACGCCCCGAAGCCCGAGCCCGCTGAGGACCAGCTCACCAGCTATGACGCCCTGCGCGAGCGGGCCCGGGCGCGGAACCTTGCGCTGTCGATGTCAGGCCGCAACATCGGGGATCTACCCGAGGTCGTCGAACCAGGGCGCAAGGCCGATTGCCAGCGCGACTTCCGACGGTTCTGCGAGGCCTACCTTCCCCTCACTTTTCACCTGCCCTGGTCCGACGACCACCTCAAGGTCATCGCCAAGATCGAGCAAGCCGTGCTCAAGGGAGGTCTGTTTGCGATGGCCATGCCGCGGGCCGCAGGGAAGAGTTCAATATGCGAGACCGCGTGCCTCTGGGCCATGCTCTATGGCCACCGGGAGTTTGTCGCCCTGATCGGGGCCGACGAAGAGCATGCGGCCAGCATGTTGGAGTCCATCAAGGCCGAGTTGGAAAACAACGAGCGGCTGTTGCAGGACTTCCCGGAGGTGGTCTACCCGATCCACTGCCTCGAAGGTATCCACCAGCGCGCGGGCGGCCAGCTCTACCAGGGCAAGCCAACACACATCGGCTGGACGGCCCGGGAGATCGTCCTGCCCACGATCGGCGACTCCAAGGCCAGCGGCGCCATCATTCGCGTGGCGGGCATCACGGGGCGCATCCGCGGCATGAAATACAAGCGGCCGGACGGGCAGTCGGTGCGGCCGTCGCTGGTGCTCATCGACGACCCGCAGACCGACGAGTCGGCGCGCAGCCCGTCCCAGTGTGCCGCACGGGAGCGGATCCTGGCCGGCGCCATCCTCGGTCTCGCCGGGCCCGGGCGCAAGATCGCCGGCCTCATGACTCTGACCGTCGTCCGCCCTGAGGACATGGCCGACCGCATCCTCGACCGCGAGAAGCACCCGCAGTGGCAGGGCGAGCGGACCAAGATGGTCTACGCCTTCCCGACCGACGAGGCACTGTGGGCTCGGTACGCCGAGCTGCGAGCGGAGGGGCTGAGAAGTGACCAAGGGATCGCGGCCGCGACCGAATACTACCGGCGCCATCGCGAGGCGATGGACCAAGGCGCTGTGATCGCCTGGCCCGCCCGGTTCAACCACGACGAGCTGTCGGCCGTCCAGCACGCGATCAACCTGAAGCTCCAGGACGAGGTTGCGTTCTGGGCCGAATACCAGAACGAGCCGCTTCCGGAGGAGGTGCCGGACGATGAGCTGCTCACCCCGGACGCGATCGCCACCAAGACCAATGGCCACCGGCGCGGCGAGGTCCCCATCGGTTGCACTCACCTGGCCATGTTCATCGACGTGCAAGCGAAGGCACTCTTCTTCCTCGTGGCGGCGTGGGAGGACGACTTCACCGGCTACGTCATCGACTACGGCACCTACCCCGATCAGAAGCAGGCCTACTTCACGCTGCGGGAGGTTCGGCGCACGCTCATGACCGCTGTGCCGCGCGCGGGGCTGGAGGGCGCGATCTACGCGGGGCTCGAAGCGCTGGCGGGGCAGTACCTGTCGCGCGAGTGGAGGCGCGACGACGGCGCGGTGGTGAGGATCGACCGATGCCTCATCGACGCCAACTGGGGGTCATCGACGGATGTCGTCTACCAGTTCTGCCGCCAGTCGCCGCACGCGGCCGTGGTCATACCCAGCCACGGCCGCTACGTCGGTGCCTCCAGCATCCCGTTCAGCGAGTACAAGCGGAAGCGCGGTGACCGCGTGGGCCACAACTGGCGCATCCCCAACGTCACCGGGCGGCGGGCGGTGCGGCACGTTGTCTTCGATGCGAACTACTGGAAGTCGTTCATCCAGGCGCGGCTTGCCGTGCCGATAGGAGACCCTGGATGCCTGTCTCTTTTCGGCCGGAGGCCCGACCAGCACCGCCTGCTCGTCGAGCACCTGACGGCGGAGTACCGGATCAAAACCGAGGGCCGCGGGCGGACGGTCGACGAATGGAAGGTACGGCTCTCCGGGTCGGACAACCACTGGCTTGACTGCCTGGTCGGTGCGGCGGTTGCGGCCTCGATCGAGGGGGCGGTGCTCTTCGGGACGGACCCGAAGCCCGTCGCCGCGCGGCCACGGCTCAGGCTCTCGGCCCTGCGGGAGGCCAAACGGTGAAGCCCAGCAGCGCGTCGCCCAAGGACCCGCAGGATGGGAAGGGCATCGTCTGCCCGCGCTGTGGATGCCGTCATTGGCGCGTGCTCTACACGCGCCCCATATGCGGAACAAAGCTCCGGCGCCGGCGGGAGTGCCGCCACTGTGGCCGGCGCATCACGACTCATGAGACGACCACAGGATGATCACTGCTCCGTAGCTTTTGGCTACATCGGCCCGATACGCTTGTGGGCGCGGAACGGGAAGCAGAGAGGGTCATCTCCCGGCGGCGTGGGGCTGCGGTGGCCAGGACTGCTGACCGGCCGATCTGAACCCTAACGGCGAAGTTGGCATCGCCCACTTCCTTTCCCTGTTGGACAGATGACGGTCAACGCACGCTAGCCGACAGCATGATGCTTGAGGGTCTTTGTGGGTAGACGGTATGTGACGTCACCCACGCCAATCTCCTTATACGCAACATCCTCGCTTACCGTCACTTCGCGATCCAGCCACGGTCTCTCGATGCATGCGCGCACAAACCTCTCCGGGCTTCGGAAGTCGCGGTTTCTCACGCGCCACCGCAAGGCGTTGTACGAGATGGCAGGTATCTCGCGGGGGTCGAACAGCATGTGTGGTTCCACATCGCTCGCGATTACAACTGACACCAGATGGCGCACCTGGGTCCAATTCACGAATCTGAACAGTTGCCGCTTCTGCCCATCGGGCATTGCCGCCAGGATGCGGACCGCTTTGCGTAGTTGGTCCTGAGCCCCGATGAGCGTCCTCGTGGCCTCATCGACCTCGTTGATCTCGTCTGGCGTTAGGAGTGCTTTCGCTTCGACCAGGAGGACTTGGTGCGGTCTCCTCGCAAGGTAAAGAAGCAGGTCAACGTCGCCGGATTCTCCACCGCCGGCAATCGGAGTCAGATACTTGAACTGATATCCATGCCGCCTGAACACCTCCGCAATCAGGCCGACGAGCTGGCGCTCCCGACTGCCGATGAGCAGGTCCGCTCGCGCTTTGAGTTCTGTTGAACCTCGCGCCATGAGCTTGAGCATGTTTCGCTCGTGGCGCAGCTGGATGAAGAGCGCCGGGCTCCAGGCAAGCTTCCCTCTGCCCAGCAAGAAGGGCTGCAATTGGATGTCGGCCTTGGGCGAGGGACGATATCTGACGCGATCAAGTATCTCTTCGGCGGTCCTCTGCGCCAGGCCGCTTAGAGTGCTCACCCTGTCGAGAAACACCTGTGTCTCGACGACTTGGGTAGACATGCACTCATTCTGTGGCGTCCCCTGGCCTGCCTGCTTTACATACTGCCCGAAGGCTACGTAGCTCCATATAAGGACTGCCTCACAAAAGCAGCGGTATTCGCGCATCGAAAAGCCAATCAGATCCGCCCCATTGGGGAGTGGGAGGATCTCCAGATTGAGGACGCCGCGGGCAAACGGACGCATGGCCTCGGCCACTTCATCAGGTATCCCCCCGACGTGAACGCAACCGCCCTTCAGCGTGCATGCCACCGATTCGGCAGCGTTCCGAGCATCGCGCGCCTGCATCGGGTTCGTCCGTCCGGTAAGAGCGAGCGCGCGAGCACGTTCCACCTGAGTGTCTTCGTGCCACGTTACCGTCGGGCTGAGGCCAGGGGCGTCCACTGGCACAAAGGTCACGGTCTTCGTGCTCACCTCGATATCGACTGTCACCTGCCCCCGGCCGTACATCATGTGGAAGTCGGCAATGTCGACGTAGTCTGCCGCGAACTGTGTGAAATGATGGGCGGCCCTGATCGTACTGTCTTCTGACGTGCTGCTTACCTCGATTGGTCCCTCCGTGTCACACAGCCATCTGAGTGCCTGAACCACACTCTCGTGACTGCTCTTTATCAACTGGGTCTGGCGAGCGGTTGCGAGCGGAGGAACAAGACCAAGTGCCAGCAGGACCAGCATGGCATCGGGCACGGTGAGCACTGCGTAGATCGCGACGTCGCGGGGCATGCTCCATGAGTCGAGCGTCTTGTAGTGCTGATCGAGTTGGGCCTCGAACGCCCGCAATGACCCTTCATCTGCAGGAGGTGTCATGGAGGATCATAAGGCACCTGCGCAATCCCGTGCCTGCGCGGTGGGGTCACTTTCATGAGTCGCGATCAGCCTGGGATCGGGAATCCCCCCGCGCAGGGGGCGCCAGGCGGGCGTGTTTGTGCAGTGCGTCAGGCGCCGGGCGGAATCGACAGATGGCATGAGCCGCTCTTGAACGCCGCCTGGCGCGATAGGTGGGGAGCCCTAACTCGCGTGGGGCACCTGCAGCGACGCGAAAACGCGCTGTCGTGCTACTTGCCGGTTACCTTCCGGGTGAAAGTCGTCTTCTTCGAGCGGTTGGCTGCTGCGCGAAAAGCTCTCTGCTGCCTTTGATCACGCGCGCTGTCAGCCGACTCAGGCGTCTCGACTTCGATGATCTTCCGCTCATTTCCCTTCTCGGCGACCACGTCGGGGCGAACCCCACCGATCGTCTTGGGCCTCGGAAACCCCTTCACGTCGGCCGCGACTTTGTAACCCTTGTCTTGAAGGTCCTTCGCGGTCTGTTTCACTTCGGCGTCGTGCTGTGACTGAGCCTTCGAGCTTCTTCTTGCCATCGTGTCATCCTTGCAGCAAGGGACGGTGCGAGCCCAGGTGTCCAGTGGCCCATTGTATGCCCTCGGGGGGGCGCGGGCGCCAGCGGCGGTTGGCTAGACCGCTCAGGTTCTATATGCGTAACGATCTTGCCTTTCGTCGCGACCACCGCTGCGCAGTGGCATCGCCGGTCGCGTAGGTATCCAGTAGGCAGGCGTTTTCCGCGAGCGCCACGAGTCCGCGCGGCGCGACCGCTGACCGACCGCCTGCCTACGGGACGCCCGCGATGGCAGAGGAACTGGAACAGGCGATCCGCGACAACGCCCAAGGGCCGGCCCGGGCCCAGGGCGACGCCGGCAGCGTCCAGCAGCACCCGCTGCCGGACCAGATCGAGGCTGACCGGTACCTCAACGCCAAGGACGCCGTCAAGAAGAAGCGGCTCGGGATCAAGATCACCCGGGCCATCCCGCACGGAACGACGGGATAGACGTGCTCGGACTCTTCCGTCCATCTCGGCGCAAGGACGCGCCCGGCCGCGACACGCAGCGGAACGCGACGGTTGCGGGGCCGCTTCGTCGCGTGCTGCGAGCCCGGTACGACGCGGCGGTGACCACGGACGGGAACCGCCGCCACTGGGCCAACGCCGATGCCCTCAGCGCCGATGCCGCGGCCAGCCCTGAGGTCCGGCGGGAGCTGCGCAACCGGGCCCGGTACGAGGTCGCCAACAACAGCTACGCCCGCGGGATCGTCTCGACGCTGGCCAACGATGTCGTGGGGACGGGCCCGCGGCTGCAGATGCTGACCGGCGACGCCGAGGCGGACCGCCGGATCGAACTGGCCTTCGGCGACTGGGCCCGGGCCGCCGGCCTGGCGGCCAAGCTCAGAACCGTGCGCATGGCCCGGGCCGAATCCGGCGAGGCGTTCCTGCTGCTGGCCCGCAACCCCAAGCAGCCGTCGGCCGTCCAGCTCGACCTCCGCGTCATCGAGGCCGACCAGGTTGCCACCCCCGACCTGCCCTTCAACGAGCCCCGGGCCATCGACGGGATCGTCTTCGACCAGTTCGGCAACCCACTCGAGTACCACGTCCTCAAGCAACACCCGGGCGACCTCCGCTGGCTGTCCAACCTCGAATACGACCGAATCCCGGCCCGGCTCATGGTCCACTACTTCCGGGTGGACCGGCCCGGGCAGAGCCGAGGCATCCCGGACATCACGCCGGCGCTACCGCTCTTCGCCCAGCTGCGTCGCTTCACGCTGGCCGTGATCAGCGCCGCCGAGACCGCGGCCGACTTCGCGGGCGTGCTCTACACCGACGCCCCCGCCCACGGCGAGGCGGAGGCCGTGGAGCCGATGGACGTCATCGAGCTCGAGCAGCGGATGCTGCTGACCATGCCCGGCGGCTGGAAGATGTCGCAGGTCCACGCCGAGCAGCCCTCGACCACCTACGGCGAGTTCAAGCGCGAGATCCTCAACGAGATCGCCCGCTGCCTGAACATGCCGTACAACGTCGCGGCGGGCAACTCCTCGGGCTACAACTACGCCTCCGGAAGGCTCGACCACCAGACCTACTTCAAGAGCATCCGCATCGAGCAGGCGCACCTGGAGCGCGTGGTGCTGAACCGCGTTCTGGACGCCTGGCTCGAGGAGGCCGTGCTCGTCGAGGGCCTGCTGCCACAGTTGATGCGGATGCGCGGCGCCCCGCGGACCCACCAGTGGTTCTGGGACGGCAACGAGCACGTCGATCCGGCCAAGGAGGCCAACGCGCAGGCGACACGGCTGGCCAGCCGTACGACGTCGCTCGCCCGTGAGTACGCCCGCCAAGGTTTGGACTGGGAGGCGGAGCTGCGCCAGATCGCCAAGGAACGGCAGCTCATGGACGACCTGGGCATTGCACCGGCGGGCCAGGAGGCCGCGGTCAGTGCCGAGGTGGGAGACGATGACCAAGACGCCTGACATCCTGGCCCTGGCCTGTGAGGTCACGATCGAGGCCGCGGCCCCGGCCCGGGACGGCGAGACCGCCCCGGGGCTGCCGAGGTTCTCGATCGTCGCCTACACGGGTGGGGCGATCCAGACGCTGGGCTTTGGGTACCCGGTCGTCGTCAACCTTGAGGGGATGACGATCCCTGCCCAGCGCCGGCCGGTGCGGTTCCAGCACTCGGCGTACGAGGGCGTGGGCCACACCGAGCGGATCGCCATCGAAGATGGCAAGCTCGTGGCCGAGGGCGTCGTCTCGCGCGACACGCGAGCAGCCAGGGAGGTCGTCGTCAGCGGCAAGAAGGGCTTCCCCTGGCAGGCGTCGATTGGGGCGTCCGTCGACGAGATCGAGTTCATCAAGGGCGACGTCGCGGTGACCGTGAACGGTCGCAGGTTCAGCGGCCCGATCTACGTGGCCCACCGGACCACGCTCAATGAGATCAGCTTCGTCGATCTTGGCGCCGACCAGCAGTCGCGGGCCAAGATCGCCGCTCAGCATCAGGAGAACACGGTAATGGCCGACGAGAACGCGGCGGCGACCGACGAGACGCCGACCACCGACGAGGCCAAGCCCGAGCCGACGCCGCCGGCTCGAGGCAAGGTCACGTTCACCCCCAGCGATCCAACCGCCGAGATCGACCTGATGACGGCCCGGGCCCGGGCCGAGACCGAGCGCCGCCAGCGGATCCAGGAGATGACGGCGGAAATCCTCGCCCAGCGGCCGGAGCTGGCCGACGAGCTGGGCAAGCTGGCCCACGCCGCCCTGGAGGCCGGCTGGAAGCCGGACAAGTACCAGTTGGAGGTGATGCGACTGGGCCGCAACTTTGAGGGCGTCGCCACCCCGCGTCGGCAGGACGACCGCATCGAGGGGGCGGTGATCGAGGCCGCCCTGTGCATGGCCGGCGGCCTGGACCGACCGGTGCTCGAGGCGCAGTTCTCCGAGCAGGCACTGGACACGGCCAACCACCAGTACCGCAATGGCCTGGGCCTGTGCGAGACGCTACTCATCTTCGCCCAGGCCAACGGCTACCGTGGCTTCGGCCGCAGCGACCTCAAGGGCCTGCTGCAGTTTGCGTTCGCCGACGTGCAGGGCTCCGCCTTCAGCACCCTGAGCCTGCCGGGCATCCTCAGCAACGTGGCCAACAAGTTCCTGCGGGCCGGCTTTGACGCCGTCGAATCGACCTGGCGGCAAATCGGCGCCATCCGGTCGGTGCGGGACTTCAAGCAGGTCAGCAGCTACTCGCTGACGGGCGGCTTCGTCTACGAGGAGGTCCCGCCCGGCGGCGAGCTCAAACACACCACGGCCGGCGAGACCGCCTACACCAACCAGGCCAAGACCTACGGCCGCATGTTCGGAATCGACCGGCGCGACCTTATCAACGACGACCTCGACGCGCTGACGGCCGTCCCGCGGCGGCTCGGCCGCGGCGGGGCGCTCAAGCTCAACGAGGTGTTCTGGGGCGAGTTCCTCAACAACGCGGCGTTCTTCACGCCCGCCAACAGGAACTACGCCGAGGGCCCGGAGACGGCACTGGGGATCGACGCCCTGACCCAGGCGGAGCAGGTGTTCCTGGACCAAACCGACCCGGACGGCCATCCCCTGGCCGTCGCGCCGGCCGTCCTGCTCGTGCCCAACGCCCTCTACGTGCCGGCAGCGCAAATCATGAACTCGACCGAGCTGCGCGACCCGTCGTCCACGAAGAAGACGCCCGTCGCCAACCCGCACGCGGGCAAGTTCCGTCCCGTGCGGTCGAGCTACCTGAGCAACCCCAAGTACACGGGCCACTCGGGCAAGGCGTGGTATGTGCTGGCAGACCCGGCCGACATGCCGGTGATCGAGGTCGCGTTTCTCAACGGCCAGCAGCAGCCGACTGTCGAGAGCGCCGACGCTGACTTCAACACCCTCGGCATCCAGATGCGCGGCTACCACGACTTCGGCGTGGCCAAGCAGGAGCCGCGCGGCGGCGTGAAGATGAAGGGCGAATAAGCCACAAGGAGCGATTCATGGCCACGGCAACGTACATCCAGGAAGGCGACGCGATCGATTACACGCCGACCGCGGACCTCAAGGCGGGCGGTGTCATTGTGCAGAACGAACTCATCGGCGTCGCCAAGCGCGCCCTGCCCGCCAACCGGCTCGGGTCGCTCAGCGTCGCCGGTGTCTTCGACTTCCCGAAGGCCACCGGCACCGACACGGCGATCGACGCGGGGCTGGACGTCTTCTGGGACGAGGCCCAGCGGCTGGGCACAACCGACAGCGGCAGTGGCGCCAACAAGAAGATCGGCCGCAGCGTGGCCGCGGCGGGCGACAACGACGCCACGGTGCGTGTGCGCCTCAGTCAATGACTCCCCACCGGCAGGAGCACTCCGTGGTGGACGTGCTGGAGAAGGGATCGGCGTGGCTTAATGGCCAGCGGCATGCGCACATGTCGCGGCCGGTGGTCTATGAGCGCGGCGCTGACTCGGTAGAGCTGAGGGCCACGGTGGGCCGGACGGTGTTCGAGCAGGTAGACGAGGCCGCCGGCGGCATCATCCACAAGATTGAGTCGCGCGACTTCCTCCTGCTTCGCAGCGACCTGGTGCTTGCCGGCGCACCGACGCTGCCCAAGGCGGGCGATCGGATTCGCGATTCCGACGGGGACGGCACGCAAATCTACGAGGTGATGGCGCCCGGGAACGAGCCGCCCTTCCGCTACAGCGATCCCTACCGCAAGACGCTCCGCATCCACACGAAGCACATCGCGGCAGAGGCAGCCGGGGCATGACCAGCACCACCAACAGGAGCGGCAACGGCTGGGCGCGGTGGGTCGCGATTGGCCTCACGGTGGCGATTGCGGTCCTGGCACTCACGGTCCAGTGGGGTGTGGTGACGACCAAGCTCGACCACGTCGAGAAGCGCCTCGACGAGCTCATCGTCGAGGCCCGGGCCCTGCGCTCGGAGTACCAGTCGATCGAGCGCCGCGTTTCATACCTCGAGGGCAAGGCTTCCGGCTCTTGCGGGGGCGGGGGGCCGGGCCCGTGAGCACGATCACCGCCATTGCCGACGCCGTGGTCGCAAGCCTCAATGGCGCTGCCGGGGGGTTCTCGATGCCCTTTGCGGCCCAGCGCTCGTATCAGCCGTCGTTCACGCTTGAGGACCTCCAGGACCTACACGTCTCGGTCGTGCCGCGGTCGGTCACGATCGCCGCCTCGTCACGAGCTCAGAGTCAGTACGACTTCGCGATCGACCTGGGCGTGCAGAAGAAGCTCGCCTCGGGGGGTGACGAGGCGGGAATCGACGCGCTGCTCGACCTCACCCAAGAGATCGCCGACCACCTGCGCTTTGCGCGACTCGCCGACTTTCCCGCCGCGGTGTGGGTCGCGCTCGCTCACGAGCCGGTGGTCGCGCCGGAGCACCTGGACCAGCACCGGCAGTTCACCAGCATCCTCACCGTCACCTACCGGGTGCGGCGATGACGGGCCCACCGCCAAGCCCGTAACGGCAGGACGATCGACATGAGCATTCGGCTGGGCATGGAGGCGCGGCTCAACTACAAGATCGCCGGCCAGGACGGCGCCGGCGGCTGGATCGAGCTATCCAACGTCAAGGACGTCACGCTCACGCTCGAGACGGGCGAGGCCGATGTGACCACGCGCCGCAATCAGGGCTGGCGGGCCACGGTGGCCACGCTCAAGGAGGCAAGCGTCGAGTTCGAGATGGTGTGGGACACCGGCGACGCCGGCTTCAGCGCCATCAAAGACGCCTACCTCAACCACGACATCATCGGCCTGCAGGTGCTGGACGACGCCCAGCCCGACGGCGGTCAGGGCCTGCAGGCGGACTTCATGATCACGACCTTTTCGCGGTCCGAGGCGCTGGAGGAGGCGATCACCGTCTCGGTCACGGCGAAGGTCACGTACTCAGCCACGCCGCCGAGCTGGATCACCGGATCACCGGCTGCGCCCGTGGTGTCGGTGCCAGACGCCCCGCAGGAGAGAGCGACGCGATGAAGACGTTCAAGGACAACGCCGACCGCAGCTGGACCATCGAGGTCAACGTCGCCGCGGTCAAGCGCGTCCGTGGTCTGGTGGGCGTGGATCTGCTGGAGATCGTCGAGGGCACGCTGATCGAGAAGCTCATCCGCGACGCTGTGCTGCTGTGCGACGTGATCTACGCCCTCTGCCAGCCGCAGGCCGACGAGCGCAGCGTCAGCGACGAGGACTTCGGCCGGGCGATGGCCGGCGACGCGATCGAGAGCGCGACGACAGCGCTCTTAGAGGAACTCGTGTCTTTCTGCCCCAGCCCGAGGGACCGCCAGAACCTCGGGCGGGTGCTGGAGGCGACGAGGCGGGTGATGGAGCGGGCCCGCGACCTGGTCGAGGCCCGGCTCGACGGCGGGGCACTCGACCGGATCGCCGAGCAGGCGCTAAAGAGTGCCATCGACTCATCTGGCAGTGCGCCGGAATCGTCGGCCTCGACCCGGCCCCCCTGACCCTGCGTGAGCTACTCACGATGGCCCTGGCCCGCCAGCGCCACGACTGGAACCGAACCAGCAGCCTGATGGCCCTGATCGCCAACACCCAGCGCGACCCCAAGAAGCACCGAGCCTTCAAGCCCAGCGACTTCAACCCGTTCTCTGCCCCCAGCAAGGCGATGCCCAAGGTGGGCGTCGGCGTTCTCAAGACGGTGTTCATCGACAAGCGCCTGCCCGACGTGGTCGGGCCGGGCGCCACGAGCAAGGAGGCTCCTCCATGACGACCCGGCACGTCGCTTACATCTTCGCCCTGGCGATGATCTCACTCGCCCTCGCTGCCTGTGCAGGCCTCGACCTCGGCGACATCGTCAAGGTGAGGACCCCCACCGCGATCCAGCAGGCAACCGGGCTGCCGGCGCGGATCAGCCTCAACGAGGCCGAGGCTGAGTACCGCGCGTGGTACGAGGGCGTCCAGCGCACGGGGGCCCAGTGGAAGGCGGGCATCGAGCGCGCAAACGAGGTGCGCGGCCTGCTGGGCCAGCTGACGCTCAACGCCCTGGACCAGATCGGCCCGACCCTGGCCGGCGTGCCCGTCCTCGGCCCGGCGCTCCCGGCGGTGACCGGGCTGGTGGGCCTGTTCCTCGGCGCGGTCCGGCTCCGCAAGGAGAAGGAAGCGTCGTTCAACAAGGGCCTCAAAGAGGGTGGGGAGTTCGCCAACGGCAACGCAGGTGCGACCGCGTGATCGACATGCGGATCAAGAGCCTGTTCTTCGACCGCCCCAAGGTGGTGCGCGCGGTCGACCGGGCCCGGCGGCAGGCCCTATCGCGCGGCGGCGCCTTCATCCGCCAGACCGCCCGTCGCAGCATCCGCCCGCGCAAGAGCACCAGCCGGCCCGGCCACCCGCCGCATTCGCACGAGGGCAGCCTCCGCCGGCTGATTCTCTTCGGCTATGACGACCGGACGGACTCGGTCGTCATCGGACCCGTCGGCTTCAGGCGCAAACGCGCGCCCAACGTCCTGGAGTTCGGAGGCACGACAACCGTCATGCGGCGCAAGCGCGGTCGGCTCGTCACCGAAAAGGTGCGGGTCGCACGGCGGGCCTACATGGGCCCGGCGCTCGTGAAGGAGCGGCCGAAGCTGCCCCAGCTGTGGCGGAACAGCGTGCGCGGAGCCTGACCGATGGCCAAGACCAGCGGCATCCGGGCGGGTCGGGCGTTCGTGGAACTGGGCGTGAGCGACAAGCTCACGGCGGGTCTGCGGGCCGCGCAACGGCGGCTGAAGGCCTTCGGTGAGGGCGTGCGGTCCATGGGCCAGCGCCTCGTGGTCGCCAGCGCGGTCGCCGCCGCGCCGTTTGCCCTCAGTAGCACGGTGTTCGCCAACTTCGAGCAGAGCATGGCCCGTGTGCAGGCGCTCACGGGCGCGACGGGGAAGGACTTCCAGCGCCTCTCCGATGAGGCCAAGCGCCTCGGCGAATCGACCGTGTTCTCGGCGAGTCAAGCCGCCGACGCGATGGGTTTCTTCGCCCTAGCCGGCTTCGATGTCGAGCAGATCCTCAAGGCCATCGGCCCCACCCTGAACCTCGCCGCGGCGGGCCAGCTGGAGATCGCCCAGGCCGCCGACATCGCCGCCAAGATCATGGCTGGCATGGGCATCGAGGCCGACCGCCTCGGCGAGGCGGTGGACGTGCTCACCAAGGCGATGACCACCGCCAATACGGACCTGCAGCAGCTCGGCGACGCCATGAAGTTCGTCGGCCCGATCGCCAAGAGCGCCGGCATCGCCTTCGAGGAGATCGTCGCGGCCATCCAGCTGCTCTCGAATGCAGGCATCCAGGCCGAGATGGCCGGCACGAGCCTGCGGGGCGCCATCTTGGCCCTGACGAGCCCCAGCAAGCAGGCCGCCGACAAGCTCAAGGAGCTGGGCGTCAGCGTGCTGGATGCCCAGGGCGACGTGCGGCCACTGGCGGACATCATCGAAGACATGAACCGCGCCATGGCCGGCATGGGGGCGGGCGAGCGTCTGGAGGTCCTCGGCACGATCTTCCAGGCCCGCCAAGCGGCCGGGGTCGCCGAGCTGCTTTCCCAGGGCGCAGACAAGCTGCGAGACTACACCGCGGCCCTCCGCGACGCCGGCGGCACGGCAGCCCGCATCGCCGACGTCCAGCTCAACACCCTCAAGGGCCAGGTCATCATCCTCAGAAGTGCCTTGGCGGGGCTCGGCATCGCCATCGGCGAATCGCTGTCCGGCCCGCTACGGGTCGCGGCCCACTTCATCACCCGCACCAGCGCCGCGATCGCCCAGTGGGTCCGCGAGAACCGATCCGTCGTGGTCATCGCCGCCGCCTCGATCGCTGCCCTCGGGGCCGTAGGCGCGGCTCTCGTCGTCCTGGGTGTGGCGGCGCAGGCCGCAGCGTTCGTGATCGGCGGCCTCGGCACGATCCTGGCCGGCGTCAAGGCGGCGTTCCTTGCCGTGACCGCCGCCATCGGGGCGCTGCTTTCCCCGATCGGCCTGGTGGTCGCGGCCATGGTCGCACTCGGCGGCGCCGTGCTCATCTCCAGCGGCGCGGCGGGCGAGGCGCTGGCCTGGCTCTCGGAGCAGTTCAGCCGCCTGCGCGATCGGGTCAGCAAGGTGGTAGAGGGCATCACGGATGCCCTGGCCGCCGGCGACGTGGCGCTGGCGGCCCAGATCCTATGGCTGTCGCTCAAGCTCGTCTGGCAGCAGGGGGTGGCAGCGCTCAACGGGGTGTGGCTCACCGCCCGCAACTTCTTCGTCACGACGGCCCAGAAGATGTGGTTCGGCGCGCTTGCCGCCGCCCAACAGGCTTGGCATGCGCTGGAGGTCGCCTGGATCGAGACCACGGCGTTTCTCTCCAAGACCTGGACGCGGTTCACCAGCGGCTTCATGAAGATCTGGGAGAAGGCGACGTCCTTCGTTGCCAAGCGGATGCTGGAGATTCAGGGCCTCTTCGATTCGTCCCTGAACGTCGAGGCTGCCAAGCGGCAGGTGGATGAGCAGCTCGAAGCCCGCCTGGTCGAGCTCGAGCAGGGCGCAGAGCACGACCTGGAGGCCCGCGAGGCCCGCCGGCAGCGCGACCGCCGAAGGGCCACCGAGCTCAACGAGGCGACGCTCGCCGAGATCGGCCGGCAGTTCGAGGAGGCCCAGGAACGCCTCGGCAGCGGCACCGACGCCCAGATCGCCCGGACGCAGCGGCAGCTGGAGGAAGCCAAGCGCCGCCTCGATGAGGCGATCGCCGAGGCTAGGCGCGGGCGGCAGGAGGCCGAGTCGGCCGAGCCGGGCGCCCCCCGCTCACACCAGGACCTGCTGGCCGAGTTTGAGGACCGCCTGGCCGGCCTCGGCGATGTCCTCAGCCGCGGGGTCGAGGTTCGCGGCACCTTCAACGCGGCCGCCGTGCTGGGGCTGGCCGGGGCCTCCGACGACGCCGAGCGGACCGCCAAGGCGACCGAGCAGACGGCCCGCAACACCAAGCGCCTCATGGATGCGGCGCTCAGCGGAGGACTCGCGTTCGCGTGAACCATGCCCGTCATCGTCGAGGAGAAGTTCGACAGCCGTCCCTCGATCGCCGGCGACAACCCGAGCGTCGAACTGCGGTACATCGTCTTCGGCACAAACGACGACCTCGTGGCCAAGAGCGAGCTGGCCGACACCTCGCCGGACGCGTACGACGGGATTCCCCGGCAGTCGATCGAGATCGACCCCTTGGCCAACGAAATCTGGGAAGGGATCGTCCGTTACAGTCTCACCCACGGCGAACCGCCGCCGCAGACCGGCGAGTCGTCCTTCTCCTTTGACACCGGCGGCGGTACCCAGCACATCACCCACAGCCGCGCGACGGTCGCCAGTTACGGTGCGCCCGGCATCACCGCACCGGACTTCCAAGGCGCCATCGGCGTCACCGACAACGGCGTCGAGGGCGTGGACATCGCGGTGCCGGTGTACCACTTCTCCGAGACCCACTTCCTGGCTGATGCGGTCGTCACGCCCGCCTACAAGGGCACGCTCTTCGCTCTTACCGGCAAGGTAAACAACGCCTCGTTCAAGGGATTCGCGGCCGGCGAGTCCCTGTTCCTGGGGGCTTCAGGCTCCAAGCGCGGCGACGAGGACTGGGAGATCGCCTTCCGCTTCGCCGGCTCGCCCAACGTGACTGATCTGGCCGTTGGCCCCATTACCGGTATCGCCAAGAAGGGCTGGGAGTACCTGTGGGTCCGCTACGGCGACGTCGAGGACACGAACGCCAAGGCGCTCGTGAAGCGGCCGGTGGCCGCCTACGTCGAGCGGGTGTACGCCAAAGGGAACTTCGCTGCCTTGGGGATCGGGACGTAGCCCATGGCCGATCCTTTCCGCAAAGTCCGAACCGGCGATCCGCTCCGCATCCCCGCGGCCGCGTACAACGCCTTCATCGACGCGGCGCACCTGGCCCGGCGCATCGATCCCGACGCGCTCCGCGCCCCTCCACTTACGGCAGCCCAGGAGCACCTCGTCCTCGTGCGGAACGACTCGGGCGAGGACCTGCCGCGATTCGGCATCCTCGGCATTGCTCGTCCGATCGTCGAGCCGGGCACCGAGGGCAACGAGGACGAGTTCAAGCGCCGGGCCGCCGTCATTGGCGCGGCGATCACGGCCACCGATGAGTACGTCGGGCGGTTCGTCGTGGCCCGGGAGCCCATCGCGTCGGGCCGGATCGGCTTGGCCGTGGTCCGCGGTGTGACCGCGGCCATGGTGAACGTCACCGACAACGAGCACGGCCACGCCGACACGTACCCCAACGAGCAGTTGCTCCGTAGCGGCTTCACCGGCGCCGCCCGCATCCTCTGGAAGGAGCCGGGCACGGGCCAGAAGCTGGCGGTGGTCGAGATCGGCCCGGCCGATCGCGACCGCTTCGCGGCGCGGCTGGGTCCAGGGCACCTGATCGACGGCCGCACGTTCGGCTGGCTCTACGAGTGGGAAGAGGTCCGCCTGGACGCCGACCCGTTTAGCTTCAGCTTCGGCCAGTACGTGCGGCCCAGCGGCGCCGCGGCGGAGGGCTGGCTCACCTCGGCGGGCCATCCGGCCAGGCTGGCGTTCAACCGTTACGAGGCCCACCTTCCGGTGATGCACCCGCAGGCCGGGGGCACGGAGGGATTCGCCCGGGCTGGGGCGTGCATCACCCCCGGGCCACTCGAGCACTGCCCGCCGCGGCGGGCGGCTGTCCCCCTGCTCCATCCGATCCCCGAGGGCGTCGTCGTTGAGCTGCGGGCCGAGCGGACGCTACGAGGCGAGACGCGATTCGTCTTTGAGGCTTTGAACCCCGTCGTCCTGTCGGACATGCAGGTGCCGGAGGGCTGGTATGGCTGAGGCGACTGCAACGATGGAGCAGCGCAGGGAGGCGGAGCGCCGCAAGTATCTGACGCTGGCGCCGAGGGGCTACGGCGGGACCAACCACGGCCGCCATGCCTACGCGCTCGTCCTCTCCTGGCAGCCGCGGTTCATCGTGGACTTCGGCTGCGGCCGCAATGACTGTGTCCGCGAACTGCGCCGCCGCGGGGTGGATGGCCTCGGGATCGACTGGGCGAACGACGAGGCCGACATCGCCGCGCCGATGCACTGTGTGCCCTTGGCCGGCGGGATCGCGGATGTCGTGACCTCGTTCGACGCCCTGGAGCACCTGCTGCCGGAGGATGTCGATCCGACTCTGGCCGAGATGCGGCGCATCGGACGACCGGGTGGGCGCTTCATCTTCTCGATCTGCACGCGCCCGAGCCGGATCACGGTAAAGAGCCAGAACCTCCATCCCACCGTCCGGCCTCTGGACTGGTGGGTCGATCGCATCTCGAGGGTCGGTGCGGTCGAGTCGGCCGGTCGCTACATCGTGGGGGCGTGGCATGCGTGACCACGACGGTGACATCGCGGCCCTCCAGGCTGGCCTGCACCTGAGGCGGCTGGCGCGAAACGGCCTTCGCCTCTACACGACCGATTTTGACAGCGTCTCGCTGTGCGACTTCTACCGGGGCCGGCAGGCCTTCTTGGTCCTCTCCGGCCCGTCGCTCGCCGAGCACGACCTGACCCTGCTCAACAAGCGCGGCATCGTGACGATGGGCGTCAACAACTCCTGGTCCGTCCACCGGCCGACGCTGTGGACGTGCGTCGATTCGCCGGGCCGCTTTATCGACACTGGCTGGAAGGATCCAGGCATCCTGAAGTTCGTGCCGATGGCCAATTGGAACGCCCGGCTCCGCATCCAGAAGTCCGACGGCACGATGAGGCCCAGCGCCTTCCGGGTGAAGCAGATGCCCTCCGTGCTGCTCTACCGACGCAGCGAGCATTTTGACCACCGGCGGTTCCTCGACGAGGACGCCGTCTGCTGGGGCAACAGCAGCGCGACCAAGGACTCCCTGGGCATCAAGGGTAAGCGGTCCGTGATGATGGTGGCGCTACGGTTGCTGCACTACCTGGGCTTCCGGGCCGTGTACCTGCTCGGCGCGGACTTCCGGATGTCTGACGACCGCAAGTACGCCTTCGACGAGGACCGTAGCGCCGCAGCGATCCGCCACAACAACGTGCTCTTTGAGTCACTCAACCGGCGCTTCGAGGCGATGCGGGGCTACTTCAAGCGGTCACGGTTCAGCGTGTGGAACTGCACGCCAGGACGCGGCCTGACTGCCTTTGCGCACATGCCCTACGAGCAGGCCGTCGAAAGGGCGTCGGCAGAGTGCGCCAAGCACGTGGACACGAAGGGGTGGTATTCATGAGTAGCGACAGCGGCCCCAAGTACTTCCTCTACATCCCCGTCTGGGCGACGACTCAGCAGCCGGCGGGGAGCGATCCGTCCAGCCTCAGCAGCAGCCAGAGTCCGACTGACAGCAGCACGGAGACCGCCGGTACGCCAGATTCTACAGATACTGATTCAAGCTCCCAGAGTACGGGCGGCGGTGGTTCGTCCAGCGGGCCGCCGAATTCCTCGTCAATGAGCAGCACCGAGGGCACGCCCTCGTCCAGTGGGGACGGCGCCAGTTCCTCCGGCGGTGGAGGCTCGTCGAGTAGCGGGGGTGAATCGTCCACCGGCAGCGGCGGAACCTCGGGCGGCGGGACGTCGGGTGGCGGAGGCACTCCGAGCGCAAGCGGCTCATCCAGTGACGGCTCGGGCAGCAGCAGCTCAAGCTCTAGCAACTGCCTGCTCTACGGCACGCTGGTCACCCTGGCCGACGGCCGCCGCGTGCCGATCGAGTCGCTCTCGCCCGGTGACATGGTCCGGTCCCTCTCGATTTGCGGCCTCAGGACGGATGTGCCGTTCAAGGCTCAGTACGACTGGATGTCCACCTGGGGCTTGGCCGGAACCACGCTGCGGGAAGCGCGCGTCGCCGAGGTGCGCCTCGGCGAGCATGACGGGTTCTTCGTGATCAACGGTCGGATCAAGGCGACTTTCGAGCATCCGTTCCTCGCCCGCCGTGGCGACGCCTGGGGCTTCTGCTCCGCCGAGCTGCTTCAGGTCGGCGACTACCTGATCACCTTCGTCGCCGGTGAGCTTGACGAAGAGCCAATCGTGTCGCTTGAGCGCGCTGACGCCCCCGTGCGGACTGTGCGCCTCCATGTGCCTGGCACGAACACCTTTCTGGCCGACGGAGCCTGGACCCACAATGATGCGTCGAGAACCGGAGGGTCATTTTCCGAGGGCTCGTCCAGTTCGTCATCGAGCAGCAGCAGCAAGTCGAGCGGTTCAAGCTTCTCGGGTTCGGCGTCCCCCGGCAGCAGCGGGCAAAGCGGCCCCAGCGGCGGCGCGAGCGGGGTGGGTCACCTTTGAATGCCGATCACCAATCATCGGACCTTGAGGTGTCATCTTTTCGGGGGGCGAGTACTTATTCTACTTCTCAGAACGCCTCAGACTTCGACAAGGTCGACTTTGCGAAGCTGCCGAACGTGAGGAGGAAGATCCCTTGACGCGCGCCTGTCATAGTCCAGGCGCTTCAGCCGTATTTTCACCTTTCTTGCGCCGCCAGCCGCATTCGGGGCAGCCTTGGGAGAGATCGCGGAGAATATCATAGCCGCAACAGGGGCATAGGCCGCGCTTTACTCGCCCGAGGCGACGTAAAGCACGAAGGACATGGATCACAAACCATATGGCCGCTGCGTAGAGAGAAGCGTTGACGGCGAAGTTAGGCCAGATTGGAATCAACGGAAGTGCTCTGACGCCAAACCACCAATGAGCTCCCCTCGGAGAGCGAGGCAGTTCGATGCCGCCGATCGTGTGCAGATGCTGCTTGCCTGCCGGATATCTTACGAGCAGTTGGCAGCGTAAGGCTAGCAACGGCCATCCTCGTGCGTCGTCCATGGCCACAGCCGATACCGGAAGGCGAGGCGCGGATAGTGCAGAGGGACTCCACCACCGGGGTAATGTCGCTTGATCCTTCGTGGACGGGACCCCCAAGGCCCGTTCGACTGACATCGCTTCGCTGGCCATCGCCAGTAACAACGAATATTCTTTTCTCACCCGTCGCCGGGCTAGTTCATCACGCTGACAGCCCGAGGATTGCTCGTTGAGTTTCTGGCGAAGATCCCTGCTTCGACAATCCGTCAGGCAATAGACTCGGACAGCGGCAGCACGCTGCCACAAGACCAGTGGTTCCAACGTCTCTTGCCGGCTATAAAGGACGCTCAGCTCGCGCTCGAATTGTTCTGAGCCCAACGAAACAGCCAACGACCAAGAGATAGCGACATTCAGCATGGTGCCAGCGGCCAACCAGAAGATGGATTGGATGAGAAACGTTTGTAAATGACAGGCCCTCATGCGTCTTCGCACCCATCGTCCAAACAGTAGTGTCGCCCCCACCAGCTCAGTTGGGACACCAGCCGCCGTTGGCGAGGCGGCCCATCACCGATCGGTTAGCGATCTTGGGTCAATCCGCGCTGCCTACGCCGACAGCAGCTTGGCCGGGGTCCAGTTCTTCGCTCATAGGCCGACCCTGTAAAGCCCCCACGTAGCCGGATCTATTTCCAGTTCTGACGCAAGGCGAGGCGCCTATTTGCCAGCGAGTTCCTGGCATCCCCCCGTCTAGCGATTTGCCAAGGTCCCTTGGCAGCGCTTCCCCTGGGCAATTGTCTGCCTTTCTGATGGGCCTGACATAGGCCTTTCCAGTCGACTCCAGGATCAACGAGGAACGCCACGCCGACGAGAGGATCGGCAGGCAAAATCAGGAAGGCTCAAGCATTGAAAGAAGAGACGTATAGTCGCGGATCTCAACATCGACGTAATCCCCCAGCCCCTGCCGGTAGCGGTATTTTGACAACATATACCGGAATTCCCGTTGCGGTTGGTAGGGCTGTCCTGCGACACCGCCTATGTGCGGCCGCAATGCAGTTTGCCTGGGGCCCTCAGCCGACCAGGAGAGAGGGAGGCCTAGGTTAACTCGTGCCTCTGGCTCCTTGGCAATCAGTTTATACGGGAGGCCACCGCAAGGTAGAGCATCTTGATTAGTGAAGTCCGCACGCCAAGACTCCATCGGTAGCTCAAACATGACACGCAGGATGAGCATTGGCTTTGTCCAAGCTGACACAAGCTCCTCATCTTGCGGATTACACGTTTGGTGAACTGCCATGTAGACGATTAGCCCTCTCTCGACCAGTTTTGGATCCGTTTTCTGTAAGGCGAACGCGACTCGGATGACCGACTGCCACTCTTCGACTGTCAGTAGCCGACCTTCGGGCCACACAGCCGATGCTTCAATAACGCGGGCCACCGCCGCACATTCGTTCCACGTTGGTCCTCTCTCATAGCCCGTGCAGCCGTCCTCTTGTCTTGCCAGAGGCTGTCCCGTGGTGGCCGTCAGTGGCTGCGCATCGATCTTCCCGGCAGCGGTCCATGGCACTAGCATCATCATCACAGGTACCAGCGATTTGAAGCTAATGCGCGCGGATGTTGTCCAGTTCCGTGGGGAACGCGGCAAATGCCTTCTTTGATGAGACGGATGTTCCATTTCTCGGCCCCCTTTCTTGACGGCCCCATTAACCTAGGGCCCGGGCGGAGTGCACGTTGCCACAGTCGGATCATTATTCGCACAGTCGCAGCAATAATGGGCTGATGTCGCCCTGCGGTCTACCGGCCCATCCATTGCCTTCGAGGGCCACCATTGCGGCGGTAGCTCACCCTCGACAACCTCGTGCGTAAAAGGCGCGGTAGCAATATCGTAGTCCCCACACGGTGTCTCCACATGAATAGTGTCATTCCAGCCAAACGATAGGAACTCGTCAGCCCCGATATCGTCCAGGCAGAACAACCACGTTTCCGAATCGGCGATCCATCCTCCCTTTGATTTGGGCTTTTCGCCGTAGCCATACGTGTCCACAATCAAAGGGGTGGGGTCGGCGTCAACATCGATGATGAACGCCTCGTAGAATTCCTTCTGAGTTGATGTCCACGGATGATCACAGAGACGGCAGGTGTCAGTCCAGAGCACGAGAGCAACAAACACCAACGTGGATTGACAATCGTGAATCAGGGGGTCCTTCTGTATGCGCCACGTACAGTGCGCATCACCGCAACTGCCTACATCACTGTCGATGAGGGTGGCTATGAGTTCTAGGCCCGTGGGATCAGAATACCGAAGGGGATTCTGCTTTGCGTAGCTGTACAGGTTCATTCCGTCGACGAAACTAAGTGGGTCACGTCTAAGCCATCGTCCGAGATCAGCATTGAGCACGCGGCGCCGCACATGGCAGAGCCGGTACGAGTCGGCCAGCGCGTCATCCAGCTCATAGCCGGCGTAGCCCTTGCGGTTGCCGACGTCTGAGAGCACGCCCCAGCCGAACTTGCCCAGGTTGCCGCTGGCCGCGGACTTGTCCGTCGTGTCCACGTCACCGTCGAGATCCAGATCCCCGCGCACATCATAGGCCGACGCGTCAATCCAGGTCTGGATCTGATTTGTGTCCGTGCTGTCCACGTCCCCGTCGGAGTCCACGTCGCCCGCCCGCAGCCCGAAGGGCACACCGTAGGCCGAGTACCGCACCTGCTCGACCTGCTGGCCCGTGTCGGTCACCAGCGCCACCACGTCGCTGCGCCAGTTGTGGCAGGAGTAGACCCGTTCCTCCAGCGTGCCGTCTGCCTCGGTGTCCCAGGCGGTGTTGGCGTCCTTGTCCCGCAGGATGACCGTGTCGATGTAGGAGCTTCCGCCTCGACCGTCATTGCCCGCGTTGTGGTAGACGAACTGCTCCTTGGGATCGCTGTCGTCAGCCCGGAACGTGGCCGCGATCCGCCACCGCTCGTCGTAGGCGAAGGAGTACCACGGGTCGTCGCTGCTCGATTCGACCGTCCCGTCGGCATCCACGTCGTAGTGCCAGCCGATCCGGTAGCCCAGAGCGTTATAGGTGTACTCGGCCACCAGGCTCTGATCACCGGTGTCCTTGACCTTGCGCAGGCGGCCGAAGGCGTCATACTCGTACTCGTAGTGCTCGCCGTCGTCGGTGAGGTTGCCGACCTGGTCGTGGGTAAGTGTGAAGTCGTCAGACCCGCTGTTGTCCGTGTCGCGCCCCGACAGCTCGTTGCCGTCGTTGTGGGTGCGGTCGTCCTTGTATTCATCGGTCCCGGTGAAGTTCCCGTCCCCGTCCAGGTCCAGCAGCACGTTATCCCAGTTGCCCACCAGGTCCAGACCGAGGTTGCCGGAGGTGTCTTCCCAGATCTGCTGGCGGGTCCGGCTGGTGATGGACGAGCCGTTCCAGGTGCCCTCTTCGGCCTGCCGCAGCCGGTTGAGGCTGTCAATGGTGTAGTCCACATCAAAGCCCGCGTGGACGTTGTCCTCGGCCAGCGTGATATTGGAGTTGCGGTCGTAGCTGATGTCCAAGTCGTAGAAGTCCTGGTCCGTGGCCAGATCCTTGGTCCAGCGGCTGGAGGTCACCCGGTTGAACCGGTCCAGGTCCGGGTAGCTGCCCGAGGTCGAGCCGAACTGCTCCGACATCACGTCCGGCTCCGGGTAGTTGATGCCCACCACCTGCCTCACCCCGTTGTAGGAGTAGTCAGCCACGGTCGTGCTGCCCACCCTAACCTGGGTCACCCGGCTGGCGTCGGCATCCAGCCGGTTGGAGTCCCGGTAGATGTACGTGACGGAGGTGCCGTCGGGCAGCGTCAGGCCGGTACGACGGATCGTGTTGCGGCCACCGGTGGCCTTGGCATAAGTGTAGCTGACCTGGTAGTCATCCACGGAGCCGCTGGCGCCGACTGCCGAGTTGTGGTCCTGCTCGAACTTCTCGAGGTTCCCCCAGTCCTCGTAGGTGTACTTGACCTCGTCCACCACGCTGCCCGAGCCAGCGGTGGCGTTGTCGTACTGGGTGACCAGTTGCCGCCGACCGAGGTTGTCGTAGGTGGTGCTGATCCGCCGCACGGCCCCGTCGAAGCCGCTGGCCAGCGTCGTGATCCGGCGGTGGGTCTGCCGCCCGGAGTCGTCGTAATCGGTCTCGATCACGTTGCCGGCCTGGTCCTTGGTCCAGATCTGCTGGCTCTGGGCGTTGTAGGCAAAGGTCACCACGTCGGTCCCGCCTGAAGAGTCGGGATACTGGACCTTCTGCAGCAGATGCCCCGTGGCGATCTTGGAGTCACCGGCCGAGGCGCCCTTGGTGGTGCCGTAGGTGTAGACCGTCTCCTGGTCGTTCTGGCCCGCCGGCAGATCGGCGATCAGCTTGGTGCGCAGACCGTCGGTGTACTCGTACTTGGTGGTCTGGTCCGTGTCCGCGCTGGGGGTAAAGTCCGTGTAGTTGTTGACCACCTTGGTCTGGCGGCCGGCGTCATCGTATCCGTGGCGGGTCTTGAGGTTCCGCGGATCAACGGTCTCTTTCAGCGTGCCATCGGTGTTGTACTCGTACTCGGTGAGCAGGGCTGTATCCGACCGCGTCGGCACCGACAGGCCGTCGCGGTCAAAGTCACTGCCGCCGTAGGTGCCGTAGGCCACTGTGTCTGTCACCCGTCCGAACCGGTCGTACCACTGGGCCGTGAGCTGGATGCGGCCCTCGAGATTGGCGGCGGTGTACTTCAGGTCGTCGTTGTCGGCGTTGGTGTCCAGCGCCCCCTTGGTCTCGGTGCCGCCGATGCTCCAGTCGTCGTGATAGCGGTCGATCACGGCGGTCATGACGACGTCGTCGCTGTCGGTGGATTCGTAGACCGTCTGGCGCTCCTGAAGCACGTGATCTCCGGAGACATCGTCGGCATCGGAGTAGCCGGTGTCGTTGTCGTCAGAGAGGATGAACTGGTGGGTCTGGCGGCCCAGGCGGTCGTGGAAGGTCTTGGTCAGCTGGCCCCCTTCGACCTTGATGGCCCGGCCTTCTTCGTCATACCACGTCAGCGTCTGAAGGTTGTCGTCGTCCGAGCCGTCCGCGTCATCGACCTGGTGACGCTGGCTCTTCCAGACCCGTCCCATCTCGTCATAGAAGCTCTGGCTGAGGCCCAGACGGTTGGTGGTTTCCGTGGTCGGATCATCGGTGCCCACGACGATGCTCGCTGTCGAGCTGAATTGCCCCGAGGCAATGAGCCGCCCCAGGTTGTCGTACTTGTTGAAGGGGTGAGGCGCATGCTCGTTGGTCTGCAGCAACACCCGACCCCGCAGGTCGTGGCTGAAGGTGGTCTCCCGCTTACCCGTGTCGGAATCCCGGACGTACAGCGTCCGCTTGGTCAGGTAGCTGTTGGCCTTGTCGCTGCCCGAGTCGTACTCATTGGCGACGGTCTTGACCATGTTGTCTGTGCCGGAACTCTCGCCGTCCTCGAAGTCCTTGTCATTGGTCCCGACCCACTGCCGCACCATCCGGCCCAGGCTGTCGTAGTCGGTGCGGGTGATGGTGCCGTGGGGCGCCTTGGTCCGCACGCGCCGGCCCTGGTCGTCGTACCCAAAGGAGGTCGCGTCGTAGTGGGTTCCCTCGGTGCCCGCGCCGGAGGCGGGAACGTCGAAGTACGGACGGCTCTCTTCGAGAACGCCGCCGGTCTCGTCGTAGACGCTGACCGTCATCTGCGCGACCGTCCCCAGGTCCATGGCCGTGATCGGGTCGCTGTCGGTCTCGTCCACGTGGCTGGTCAGCGCCGTCTGGGACATATTGTTGGTCAGCGCCACCGTGGCCTGGACCTCGGTCCGGCCCGCGTGGTTGGCCACCCCGTACTGGACCGGGCCGTAGAACTTCAAAGGCGACGAGTCGTAGTCGTTGTAGCCCAGCGTCACCTGCCGGCTGTCGGCGAGCTTGGAGTAGTAGCGCTTGAGCACTCGGCCGTCGCTCTGGGTGACCGTGTCCGAACGTCCTTGGTCGTCGTAGGCATGAGTTGTAATCCGACGCACCCCGTCACTCGTCTCGGTGATCCCGAAATCCGTGTTGGGGTCGTCCCCGGTGGCGAAGTCTGAACCATGATTGGTTTGGGCGTCGTCGATCCGCTTGACGAGCCGGCCGTCGGTGTATTGGGTGTAGGTGAAGACGCCGTCGGCCGCCTCGGTAAACGCCGTCGTGCCGTCCTTGCGCAGGTAGCGCTTCGAGCTGGTGGCGGAACCGGATCCGTTCTTCGAGGTGCTCACGGCCGGATGGGTCGTGGTGATCTGCTTGGGCATTAGGGCGGCGTCGCCGGTCCACATCGTGTAACTGATGGTCGTCTCGTCGCCGCTGCTGTCCTTCTCGGTGGTCGTCTCCTGGCTGTAAACCCACCGGGAGCTCACCAGGGGCCGGGTGATCGTGACGTCGCCCACGGTCTTGGTGGCTGAGGTGTACTCCACCGTCCCGTCCAGGTAGGCGCTGCCGCTGGTGCCCTTCTTGTGCTTGGTGTCCTCCAGGAAGCCCTTCATGTCCCCGGAGCTCACCCGGGTGAAGCTCGTCACCAGGCCCGCACTGGTCGAGGTCGTAAACGACGCCGTGCTGTGGGTGTAGGCCGTCACATTGGCCGGCGAGTGGATGTCCGTGATCTGGCCGTCAGAGTTGCGCGTGACCTTGGTGGCCCAGACTTGCTGGTTCTCGCTCGTATTGTCGGGATCCAGCTTCGTATGGACCCGATGCAACGGCTGGCCGACCTCGTCGAAGTACTGCGTCACCCACGATTCAATGGCCGAGGCGTTGTAGGTCACGTCTGGCTTCCTGACGATCGTCCGCGACTTCCAGGTCGTGTCGTAGCCGCTGTTATCCGTGTAGCTGCCGTTGGACTCGTATTCGAAGGTGTGCGTCCCTGTGGCCGCCCCGGAACAGCCGCAGGCCCCGTTGAACCAGGCGCTGACGATCCGCCGGTCCGTGTCGTACTCGAAGTAGGCGCTCGCATAGCCCTTCAGATCGTTCTCCGCCGCGCTTTGGGGATCGTCATCGAGGCTGCTGTCCTGGTCCCAGTCGTACTTCCGGTAGCCCTCGAAGTCGATGACGTACTGCAGCTGATGGTGGTAGCCGGGGTTGTTCGTGGCGTGGTACGTGCCCTCGTAGTACCAGTAGTACTTCTTGCGGACCAGTGACACCCCCGAGTCGGTCAGCGGGGTCGTGATCGTCACCAGCTCCAGGTCGTCGTCCTCGCCGTGGGAGTCCGCGGCGACGTAGTAGCTGTACTGGACCTTGCCCACCTCGTTCCACGTGCCCGGCGTGTCCTCGGCCTTCACCTCCGTCAGCATCCCGCTGGTGTAGGTGTACGTGAACCGCCTCCCGACACTGTCGTACGCCGTCGTAATTGCCCCGGTCGTGGCGTCGTAGCCGCTACTCAAGGCCGTGGAGGCGTTGGTCTCGTGGCCCACGTACGCCGCGTTGCCGTCCGGATCCACGACCTTCCAGATCGAGCCCTCGATGTCGTCATCGATGTCGGCGTCGTCGAACCAGAAGAAGACTGCCCGGTAGCCCTTCGGATCGTAGTACGTAGCCAGGTCCGGGCCCTGGGCGTCGGTCGTGATCAGGATCGCCCCCGCGGCCCCGTTGATCGCCTTGAAGGTGTCGTCGCTGGGCTGCTGCTGGCCGTCCTCGGCCCGATTGAACTCCAGGAACCGGTCCGCGCCGTAGATCAGGTAGACGGTGTCCTCCGAGTCGGTCTGCGAGTCGTAGAACACCAGCTCCGGCTGGGAGCTCTGGAACCAGTTCCGGCCCTGGTAGCCGCTACTGGCGTAGTAGGACCCTCCACTGTCCTTCTGGCGGCTGTTGTAGCTGCGGCCGACGCGCCACGGCACCTGGGCCGGGAAGCTGAGGTCCACCTCGTTGACCACGATCGCCCCGGTGAATAGATCGATGTTCGCAAGGCCCCTGTGTCTCGAAGCGCTCCCCCCGGACGGAGGCAGGCTATACGCTGCGTCCGGGAAGTCCTCATCGCACGGAGTAAAAGGCATTCCCCCGCCGCGGTGTAGCCGCATCGACCCCGGTTGGTAGACGGCGCCATCAATGTTCACGCCTCTTTGGTCGACCAGTGGCCGGATGTCCTGGATGCTCGACTTGGCCGACGGCAGATACGTCGTCAGCGAGTCGTTGTGGATCTCCAGGATCTGGTCGGCGCGCGCCGCGGACGGCAATGCCAGCAGGACCGCGACCACACCAAAGTGATTCAGGGACGCACGCAGGTTGAGCCGAGTCATGACCAGCCTCCAATCGGGTTGACCGATGCGCTGAAAGCAGCGCGACGGCCGCAGTTCTGGTTCCGGCCCCAATCTGCGCGCAGCGCCACCCCAAGTCCAACATTTAGCGCTTGACTCAAGTGTTAACTGTTGGACAGAGCAGCCAGGAGTGCTCCTAATGAAGACACCGAACCGCGATGCCCTTGACCGGGCACGTCACTGCCCCCCTCAGGAGCGCCGTCATGAAAAAGCACCTCGGCAAAGCCCGCTATCCCCTGATCCTGCTCCTCACCGTCGCCATCGTGGTCCTGTTCGTGCGGATTCAGTCCATCCGGGACACCAGGGCCGCGCTGTTCTATCCGGAACCGACGCCGGCGCAACTCGCCACCGCGCTTGTCCGGGCAGGGCTCGACCCGGAAGCGCTGGCCGCCGCGGGGGTTGCTCCGAGCGCCGTCAACACCGTTATCAGCGACGTCGCGGATCACATGACGGACAATCCAGGATCGCTCGAGCTGGCGGATACGGCGTACGCCGCCGCACGCCAGGAACGCGACCAGCTGAAGCGCGTCATTCAAAGTGGCCGTGCGACGCAAGAGCAGATCAATGCCTACCCCGGCGCCCTGGGACAGCTTGCGCTGGCCCAGACGCAGCGTCGAAGTGCCCTCGACGACATCTTCAGTGCCGGTACAGCCACGCTGAGTCAGAGTCAGCGCGACACGCTCGCCGCCATCCGCGACAACGCTGACTGGGACCTGCCGCTGGAGTTCCTCGTTATCGATCGCAGCGAGGCCGATTGGGTGCAGCTGCGGGACTACTTGGCCAACGAGAGGGTTTCCGCCCAGCTCGGCGATGACCCCGATGCCAGTGCCCAGGCGGCGCTGACCCAGCTCAGGAGCAATCCGCTGGTCGCTGCCGCGGATGCCAATCTCGACACGAACCTCACCGTCGTCGAGTTGGCCTGGGAGCAGGCGCTGGACCAATAGAGCGCTTGGGGTGGCTTCTTAGGTATCGCTCCAGGAAGGCGGCGTGGCTTGTCATAGCTATTCGGTCGGGCGTTCTGACGGTGGAGGCTGCGACAGCGCGTCAGTGAGTGCCCATTGGATCCCTTCAATGACGGTCTCTTGCTCGAAGACGCCGGGGCGCTGGCCGTCGATGGCCAGGAGCGACTTGACGGCCTCCAGAAGCCTCGGACTCGAGAGGCGTTGGGCCTCAAGGGCGGCGCGACGCTCCCCAGGGGGGAGGTCGCACACGGCGAAGAAGGCGTCCTGGACCTCTCGGTATTCTTCTGGAGTCATCGTCGGCTCCGATCAGATGACCCATTTCTGAGCTGGGCACGGCCCATTCGCCGGTCGGGCTTGAGTGATTTCACCGAGGTGTAAAGCACATGCCTTACCCCTTCGATGGTCAGCCTGGCCTGGCGTCGAAGGTCGACGACGCGAGCCCGTTGCTCATGCGGCTGGCCCCACTTGGTTAACGCAGAATCGAGTGAGATCAGGTCTAAATCGATGGTCAAAGGTGCGTCGGCAACACCGTCGAGCATCGCCCGGCTCTCCGTCGGTCACGGCATCTCTCGCGTCAACTGATATCTGGCCCACTCACGCCACTCGTCGGTCTCGCCGCGGAGGGCGATCTCCCGGAGCATCTCTGACGTTCGCTCATTGGCGCGGCCGTGGCGGAGCTGGAGTCGGGCCAGTGCCTGCAGCGTGGGGAGGTGGTTGGGATAGACCTCAAGCGCCGTCGCGTAGGTCGCCACGGCCTCGCCGATCCGCCCGGCGCTTTCAAGGGTCAGGGCCAGATTCATGCGCGGGTCCGGATGACCGGGCATGAGCTTTCGAGCCCACTCAAACTCGCTGGCGGCCTCGTACAACTCGCCCTGCTTCAGATACAGCACACCCAGATTGTTGTGGGCGGGGCCGTGATACAGGTCCGCGGCCAGTGCGTCCCGAAGCAGGCGTTCTGCTCTCTCCGGATCACTGCTCATGAGCTCGGCCGCTTTCTGGGTGAGTTCCTGGGCCTTGAGCGAGTTGCGGCTGGCTTCTCGCGGCGTCTGGTACGGGCTGGTTCCATGCAGCGCGCAGCCGGAGAACACCGGAAGAAAGGAAAGCACGATGATTGGGATGTGCTTGGCGAGGTTCATGGGCCGGCAAGGTAGATGGCGGTCATCAGGGTCTTGGCGTCATACAAGCCTGGGCCGGTCGTATCTCGAACATGCGTCAGCTCGATCCGCGTGGGCGTCCACAGCCGCTGCGCGGCGTTCCACTGGGCCAGGAATTCGCCGAGTTGGGGGATGGTGAGCCTTCCGAGACTGATTGCCAAGGCTTGCCGCCGGTACATCCCCGACGTGTCGCCTGCCGACACTGGCAGGGCGGAGTCCGACTCGGGCCGGAGCCCCCCGAAATGCTCCGCCGGGATCCCGGCCGCCGCCAGGGCCGAGTTCACTCGCGCAATAACATCCTGCTGGGGTCGCTTGTTCTCAGCGACGCGCTGACGGCTCGCCCGCAGGTCGAGAACGCGGCGGGCGCTGTCTGTCGTGGTTGCCAGCCGGGCTTGCTCCGACCAAAGCTGGGCCTGCGCCTGAGCAAGCCGCCGAGCGCTCATGACAACGGGAAGGGTCAACGCCATCGGCAGCAGGAGGGCGAGAATGGGGGCGCGGAGCCTCAT